GACGCATTTTAGCTTTATCCATTTGTTTTTCGCTTTCGGTTTCAATCCATATCTTACAAGCGCATTGCCATTTGTAAATTGTCATTGGCTTAACTCCTCAATGCGAGCATCATCAACGATCTTGATGCCAAATGTGCCACAGCTCATGCATTGTGCAAACCACTCATGCTCTGTGAGTTCGGCACCTTTCTTGAGTCCATGGCGTTGCTTAGGCTTTCCGTACAGCTTTGAACAGATTGAGCAATCAAAGAGAAGGATGTGCATAATTGCTCCTCATAAGCGTTTCAATGGGCTGTAAATTGATTTGAGGCACAGTCCAGTTGTTTTGTGAGTTGTTTCGATAGCGTGGCTTTTTGGCCATGATTACCGGAATCCAGCCGACAATGTGCATTTTTGGTGTGTTGCCAACGACTAGCACGGCAACATCTCGATCATGTCGATCTGATTCCTGAATCCATAGATTGGATGCTGGATTGGCTGACCACTTCACTTCAATGTGTTCGCCAACATCGGCTGTTGATTTGCCCAATGTCATGCCGGGTTTGTAGTCATAACCCAATCGCTTAGCAACAATCCACTCAGCTGACATGGCCTCGGCCATTTGGCCAACAAACTCAAACCATGACGGTGTTTTCTGCCGCCTTGTTTCATGATCGCCTGTGCGATCTGTGCAATGGTTGATAGCTGCCAGTAAGCATTGGATTTCCTCATCGCGTGTAATCATCGGCACTCACCACAGAACCAAATGAGGTTCATTGCCGGATCGCTCTTTTGATAGCCGAATTTGTCTAGCTTCTCAATCCTTTGGCATTTGTCGCATTTCTCAACTTTGTATTCTTGTACCACTTCGCCATTGAGTAGCAATATGCCAGTCATTGTTTTAATATTGATCACCTCTGCAAAGTTGCTCATAACCACACCGGCTTGCATTGTGCATTGCGATCAGTCTCCGGGCAGACATAACCCTCGTACGGCTTGCCAGTCTTACCAATCCCGGATTTGTAATTCATAAAGCCGTGCTTACATTGCACCGCTCCGGTATCGGTTGCACCTGTGACAATGGCCGGTTCGGTTGATTCCAAAGCTGATCCAAAGCTCCACGGATCGCGTGATTCTTTGACTGTCAATTCAGCTTCAGCCATTGGTGGCACAACCGAGAGCTTGTTTTGATAGCTTCTCATTTCCTCCAATGATGGGCGTTCAATTCCATCTGAGAATTTGGAAATGCCAGCTGCATGAAGCATGCGCCCAATTGCTGAGGTTTCCGCATTTTCGATGGGATGTTTATTGGCATTGCTGCGAATCTCCTCGGCGTAGCCTGTCGCAAATGGCACCAAATCCGTTGTTTCCCGGTAGCCGTAAGCCTTGACGATGTAGCGCGTGCCGTCTTGATAAACCAACTCGGTGTCAATGCGGCCAATTCCAAGATAGTGATTCCAGAATTTTTCAATTCTTTCAGCTACGGATTCATAATTTTCAAGGATCATGAGTTCACCCGGCTTGATGCGTGGCGTGAGACAGCACGGCCGCGTGAATAGCCTCGCCGTTCGCCTTCTTTAAAGCCTACGGAATAAGACATGATGGCCCACAAAGCCCCGGCTATGACCATAAAGATCACGATTGATAATTCGTTCATTTTGTTGCTCCCGATTCTGGGAACAGCTGATCTGCTCCCGAAATAGAGAGTGACAGCAATATCTGACAATTTCAAGAATCACGCCTAAATCACGGCGTGTCTTATCTCAAAATCAAATGATTTTATGATCGCTATCAATGAGCTTGGTGTATAGATGATCCAGTCTCGCCTCGATGCGTGAGACTTGATCCTTCAAACTCGATCCCGAATTCGGTTGGAGTTCGCTCATGATTGATCTGACTATGACTCTCATTGACGAATAGATGGCTGCCAGTATTGCAATAACAAGTCCACCAACAGCCGTCCATTCGCCTATACTCATTTTTTGTTGCCAAATGCCACATCGTTGGGATTGGCCCAGCGCATTGCCAATGGCACCACGCCAGCAAGCAAACCCATCGCCAAATCTTTTGGATTGGTATTGCCTGTCATATAAACGGCCAGCGCACCTGCAATTGAGCTTCTCAACCATGATGCTGCCATTGCTTTGAATTGCTCCATTATTTTTCTCCTTTTGGTCGATCCGGTAGATCACCGGAAAAAGGCCCATAAGTTGGTCGGCCATAACCGACTACAAATGAGCGTGCTCCCAAAGTTCGTGATTTCACCATAACTTCGCCGCCATTGCGTTGATCTCCGGCACCTGATGTGTTGCCTTCAATTGTCACAATCTGTTTTTCTGAACAGCGAATTACCAAGCCAACATGATTGATGGTTGTTTTGTCGTCAATAACAAAATCAAAGAAAACAAAATCACCAATTTTTGGCGTGGTGTGCCATTTTTTCATTTTCCGAAATGCATCAGCCCCGGCACGAGTGCTGACCACATTTGGCACATCCACTCCAGCCTGATCCGCGCACCAATTCAAAAACGATCCACACCATGGCAGCTTGTCGGCTTTCATGTGTTTGCCGTACTTCGTCTCATTGTTGCCTGTTTCAGCTGTGCCCACTTCCGCGAGCGCAACTTGAATCAAACGCGGCAATGTGCCTTGTGGAAAATTAGTCACTTTCCGGCACTATCTCCGTCAAATGTTCCACTTCGTTCGGATTTTCCAACCAGCGCAAATAACGCTGATAGTCCGAATTGGCTGGGTCTGTTGGAATTAGCAACACCATATTTTCATTTGTTGCTTTAATGCAAACATCTCCACGCAATCCTGTCAATTTTTCATATATGTATGCCATCTTATAACTCCGCCTGTAATGCAACGAAAGCCGCTGCGTTGGTAGTTTCAAACCAATATGAATAACCTTGAGTTACTGCAATTCCGCTAAGAACATCAAACCTAACTTGGTCAGGTGTTGCCGCGCTTACAGCAGAAAATGAATCAAAAGTGTCACCAGCATTGTTGTTACCATAAGCGCCATAATAATTCGAACCACTTACTTGTGAAATCGTCGGCGCTGCTCGCATCGTGACTTTTGTATTGTAGACTCCATAAGCCCCAGTCGCTGTGTAAGCCGTAGCATTACAAATAACTTTTACCGTTCCAGATGCGACTACTTGATAATATCTTTGACAAGCGGCTAATTCCCCTTGGATTGTTCCACCTGCTCTAGAAAAGTTTGTTGCAGTTAAACCAATTTCTAATTGTGTTTCCGCCACATAAAGCACATTTGTGTTTGCCATAGTTCCTGAATTGACACCAACGCGTAAAGTTTTTGCAGTTGTTGGAACCGTGAACTGAGTAATATAAGTCACAAATGTTGAAGTATTTATTGCTGGATTAGCAATTATTGTACCTGAAATAGCAGTACCAGTATTTAGTAAAGAGTCATTTGCGGTAGTGGAATAAGTCAAATTGATAACTGGGGCAAGTGTTGCCGTACCTGCTAATTTTATTGATAAAGTTACACTTTTGCCTCTAAATTGCTCCATCTGTAATTCTTCAATAAGTTGATATAAACCATTGTCGGCTGATGAAGCAGTTGCAGTTACTTTTAATGAGTAAGTGCTTGTTGCGGGCTTGACAGTAGTTTCCTGTGTAATTGTGCCGTTGCCATTAAAGTATGAACACCAGCGGTCAGCATTGTAAGCACCACTTGTTCCAGGATTTGTAAAAGATGTGCCACGCTGCCAGATGTCAAAACCGCCATTTATGAGTGCATTTTTTCCAGCAGCGATTGAGGCGTTATAGCGTAAGCCTGTTGAAGTGGAACTATCGGCTACAAGAGTTTCGCCGTTTGATCCGACCGCTAAACGATCAAAAGCATCTGCGCCTGTACCTGCAACAAGATCACCTTTCGCATCAATTGCTGTTGCCATTGAGTTAGTAATTGTGACCGCACCTGATGTGCCGCCGCCTGAAATACCTGTGCCAGCTGTGACCGCTGTGATGTCACCGACATCATTTGTGATCCATGCAAAATCCATGTCGGCACTTGTTGCCTTAGCCAAAATTTGTCCAGTCGTGCCACCTTTGAGATCA